GCCCCTGACACCAGGGAGGAGCTTGCCGTCGCCAAATGATCTAGGGAAACGACGGAGCGGGGCGGAGTTCATTGCGCGGCCTCTGTGTGCATCGTCACAAGCCGCTCGTAGGTGACGCCATCAACGCCGCTGGCCTCGCAAGCCTCCACTAACTTCGGCCAATACTTGACCGGAATGGAGCCGCGCCGCTTCATCTCTGAAGCAGTCGTAAAGCCAACACCCAAGATGCGGGCCACTTTTGTGGGACCGCCAAGGGTTTCGAAGATGGTGGAAACTGAACACATGCCCCGTGTTAACATGGGTCGTGTTATTCGTCAAACATTATTTATGTTAGCGGCAGGCGTATGCGGGATGCATGAAGACAATGAGCGATAGACTACGCGAAGCTAGAATTAGCAGCGGCTACCATTCCGCTAGTTCGGCAGCAAAAATACACGGCTGGGGTGTATCCACCTATATTGCCCACGAAAACGGGCAAAACGAGTTCAATGCTGAACGCGCAGAAATATATGCAAAAGCTTTTAAAACAACAGCAGAATGGTTGTTGCTGGGCAAGGAAACTCAGTCTGCCGGGATCGACGCTCAGTTGAACGCCCTGCCGCCAGATGACGCTAGGAAACTCATTGAGAGGTTTAAGGCCATGATTGAAGGCGTCAAAATCGTCGGAAAAGTAAGGTAGGGCTACCCGCCAAAAAAATTTGCCCCCTTCTAACACGTTTTGTGTTGACATGCGCCGTGTTAACATCTACCGTGTGAACGATAGCAGATCGGGAGACACCACAATGACCTTCACGCTTGAAACACTCCGCGAGGAAGTCGGCTTCAACGCCGAATACCTCTCACAGGAAGACGCTGACGCTGCCAACGAACTCGTTACCCGCTACGGCGAGTCCGAAACCTACGTCATCAAGTGCGCGACTGGCTGGGCGCACGAATACGCCCGCGTGTCTTGGTGCGAGACGCAGGACGCTCGTCAGTACGAAATTGATATGTACGGGGAGGGCTAACACATGCCAACCCTTCACATCCCCTACACCCTGACACTGGTTTCCAACCTTGGCCGTGACGCAGCCCTCGGCACCATCAAGCGCGGTTTTGTCGCTGAGTTCGATGCCACCCTTGACCTTGACTACGAAGACGCCCGCAACTGGGAGATCACCTCCGTCACGTTTGAGCAGACGCGCTGGACCGACGAGTTCAGCGTTGACGAGGCTTCTGACCCTGACCTCTGGAAGCTGATCCAGCGTTCGTTCGAATACGACTGGAAAGACCTTGGCGACAAGGTGCGCGAATGCATCATCGAGGACCACGCCGAATACGGTGATGACCGTGGCGACTATCTCCGCGACATGCAGATGGGGCGCTGAGATGAACGTCATTGTCTCATATGTCTGCCCGCCCATCCCGATCCGTTCAATGGATTGGGAAGCCCGCATGGACAACCACGATGACAACGAAAATACCATGCGCGGGTTTGGCATCACCAAGCTGGCGGCGATGGAAAACCTTCTGGAGCAATTTGATGGAGATGAGCCGGAAGCCCGCGCCATCTGGGATGCAATCAACCGCATAGAAAGGCAGTGGTGATGGCTTGGACCCTACCCGTCAAAGCCCTCGCTGGCTTCATCGCTTTTAGCATTGGTTTCTTAGCAGCAATCAACTGGTGAGCATCATGACACGCGAAGACGCTGAAACGCTTTTCGACCTGATGGAAATTTACCGCGAAGAACACCCCAACTGCACAGATGACGAGGCTTTCGAAGCCGTGTGCATGTGGAACATTGACCGCGCCGCTGCGCGCTATGACGCAATCAAGGAGGACCGCCGTGACACAAGCATCTACGCTTAACATTCTCCAGCGCATCAACGCCGTGATGCAGGAACTTGACTATCTCCAGAAGGAGAAGAAGTCAGGCATGCAATACAGCTTCGTAAGCCACGACAAGGTGACGGGTGCCATTCGCCCGCTGCTGGTGAAGCACGGGATTGCTTGCTGGCCCGCCGCGATGGAAGTGAAGCAGGAAGGCAACCGCACCCAGCTGCAGTGTAAGGTCATCTTTGCCAGCATTGACGATCCGGCAGACTGCATCGAAGTCGAAAGCATCGGCTACGGCATTGACGGTCAGGACAAGGGGCCAGGAAAGGCCATTTCCTACGCCGTCAAGTATGCGATGCTGAAGACGTTTGTACTGGAAACTGGCGATGACCCGGATCAGGACCAGCACGTGAAGTTTGAGCCGCCTGTAATGGTCGCGGCCAATGGCACCCCCGGCGCATCGAAGGCCGGAAGCCGTGACACATACTCAAAGCTGGTGAAGGAAATTCGTCAGGCCGCGTCCGTCACCACGCTCAAGGCTTGGTATCAGTCCAACGTCACGACGATTGACGCGCTGCCGCCTGACTTTCTCGACGAACTGCGCGTTGAGTACAATGACCGCCAGAGCGAACTCAAGGCATCGGTGGCGGCATGAGCGAGACACTCCCTCTTCTCTACGAAGGCAACGGGCTATTCCGTTTGCAATCTTTTTTAAAACGGGTTGAACAGATTCCCTTCTCAACCTGCTGGTACTGGATCGGCGGCTTGTACAAGGATGGCTACGGCAAAATTTGGCACACAGGTAAAGAATATAAGGCGCATCGCTATAGCTACGAACTTCATAATGGCCCCATCCCCTTTGGGATGCACGTTTGTCACAAGTGCGATGTGCCGTCTTGCGTGAATCCCGACCACCTATTTGTTGGCACCCGCAACGACAATATGCATGACATGGCCATGAAAGGCAGGTCCACTCACAGTGAACGGCACCATAGAGCCAAACTCTCAATCGAACAGGTTCGTGAAATAAGAGCCAAAAGATACAGCGGCCAATCAGTAAAAAACCTTGCTGCCGAATACGGGGTCAGCAAAGGACGGATTTCAGAAATTGTTCATCAAAAAACATGGAGGCGAGTGTGAGCGATACCCTGCCGCTACAATACCTAGGTGACAGTCTTTTTAGGTGTCTTCACCCCAAGCGAGTGAAACTCGACGTTGGCGCGGTGCACGGCTGGCAGATGGCCGAACACCGCAGCAAGTCATCCCACGACCACTTCTTCGCTTGCGTGAATGAGGCTTGGAAAAACCTGCCTGAAGATATGGCGGATGACTTCCCCAGCCCCGAACACCTCCGCAAGTGGTCACTCATCAAGGCAGGGTTCTGCTCTGAAACGCGCATTGTCTGCGCCAACAATTCAGAGGCAATGACGCTGGCAACGAAGGCCAAGTCGCTGGACAAGTACAGCGTTGTTGCGATTGACGGCAAGACGGTCACGATCTGGACCGCCGATAGCCAGCGCCGTGACGCAATGGGCCGTCAAGCCTTTCAGGAGGCCAAGGAACGGGCCTTGCACATCATTAGCAATCTACTCGGCGTTGATCTCACCATACTAAGACAGGAGGCCGCATAATGGCTGATTTTGATAACACCAACCGTGGCGCTTTGTTCAAGAACGAGCGCAAGGAAACCGAAACTCACGCTGACTATCGCGGGTCGCTGAACGTGGATGGAACCGACTACTGGGTTTCGTCGTGGATCAAGACCAGCAAGAACGGTCAGAAGTTTATGTCCCTGTCCGTCAAGCGCAAGGACGGCACGGCAGAGAGGCCGGAACAGTTCAAGGCAGAAGCCAAGCGCGTGTTCGCTGACGCATTCCCTGACTCAGATGAAATTCCGTTCTAATGCGGCGTGAGTTCTCAGCCAAGGTCAAGCTGGCCGCCTATGAGCGTTGTCAGAAAGACGGAAAGCCTCACTGCGAAGCCTGTGGTCTGCGTATCGTAGGCGTTCCTGAATACGACCATGTGAAGCCAGATGGCCTTGGCGGGGAACCGACACTTGAGAATTGCCAATGTCTCTGCGGGAAATGCCACCGCATCAAAACCCACGAAGAAGACCGCCCCGTTATGGCAAAAGCGGATCGGCAGAAGAAAGCCGCCGCTGGCATTAAGCGAAAGTACAAGTGGCCGAAGAGGAAGATGCAGTGAAACTGTATAGCCCTGAAGAAGTCCAGGCGATGTTTCCCGACAATCGCCGCCCGTCTCTCAAGCGCCTGATTGCCAAGGCCAAGGAAGCAGGCTGTTGCTGCAAGCTGGGTCGGGGAATAGGCTTTACACCGGAACAGGTTCAGACGTTCCTTGGATACCTCACATGCTCCGTATCAAAAAGTACCCGAAACGCTCAAAGAACTGGTTCGTCCGTGGGACGGTTGGCGGGGTCATCATATTTGAAAGCACGGGAACTGCTGACCGGGGCCAAGCGGAACGCTACCGCCTCAAACGCGAACGGGAAGTCTATGACGCCGCCCGACTCGGACAAGTCAAAGACGCCACATTCGCTGATGCCGTCACCGTCTACCTGAACAAGGGAAAAGGGGGCCGCTTCTTGGCCCAGCTACTTGACCACTTCAAGGAAACGCCATTGCCACAGATTGGACAAATTGAGATTGATGAAGCCGCGCGGGTTCTGTACCCGGACGCCAAGGCTTCCACGCTCAACCGTCAGGTATACGGTCCAGTTGTTGCCATCCTGCGCGCTGCCGCTAAGGCAAGGTTGCCGGGGGCCACGGCACCGATGATTGACCGCCGCCATGAACAGAAGCCGGAAATTACCCCAGCCGATGACAAGCACCTTGACGCCCTATTGCCGCATCTGCCGGAAGGACTTGCCGCACTCATAACCCTGATGACCTACACGGGCCTTCGGACGGGCGAGGCGCTGTCAATCCGGCCAGAGCATGTGCGGGATGGTTTCGCACTTGCGGGACGGACCAAGAATGGAGAACCGCGCCTCACGCCCGTTCCAGAGGGCTGGGAGTACCCTTCCGGGGGATGGGGCTACAACACCACCCAAGGCGTAGGGAAGGCCCTCAGACGCGCCCACAAGGCCGCTGGGCTACCATACCGGGACGGGCATGAATTAGGCCGTCACGCCTTTGCAGCGCGGTTCCTGAAGGCCGGGGGCAGCATCAAGCGGCTGAAGGAAGCCGGGGGCTGGAAAAAGCTGCAAGTGGTGGATGAAAGTTATGGACACTTGGAGATGACGGACGTTCACGACTTTATGCGTGAACTTTCCAGAAAGCGTGTGAAATCCGTGAACCCAAGTGGCAGCAAATGAAAATGTTCAATTATATCAATAAAAAAGGGCCGCAAGTGAAACACCCAGCGGCCCAAGTCTAGGGAGGAAATTACGTGGAAAAAGCAACGGGAACGGCCCATTTAGCGAACAGACACGGCACAATTGGCCCCTTTTGTTCCCGTTTACGTCAGTCTTGTTTTGAAAAAGTGTGCCGAAATACGTGTACCCATAGGAGGCCCGTGATGAATAACCCCGAGCGGGAAGACCACTGTGACAAAACTGGCCCGCAGCTAGGAAATGAACCGAGCGGGATTGCCGCTTGGCTGATCCGGCAAGCGCAGCAGTTTGAGGACCAGCACGCGCCGCAGCACCTGACGATTGGGTTGAGAGAGGCGGCTGGGGAGATCAAGCGGCTGCGGGCGAAGCTGGCGCTGTTCGCGTGTGACTGCGCTGTCAACGAACGGTGCGCTGTGCCGGATAACTGCCGCAATTTTCAGGCTCGTAGAATGTCAGAGGCTAACAATGATTAACCCAGCACAGATACCGGACGAGGTGGTGGAGGCGGCTGCGCGTGCAATAGGCGAGGAGACGTACGTCGGGAACAAGCAGACGCTGCGTGATGCGGGCCGCGCCGCCATCGCAGCAGCCCTCAATGCGTGGCCTAATGCTAAAACGCTACGCGACGATGGGCGGCGTCAAACCTACATTGTTCCTGCACTCATCCTCCCCCTTCCGCATGAGGCAAGTGATGAGTGACATTGTAAAGGATTTACTTTTCAAAGCCAGTGATCAGGAAGGCATTGGGTGGACGCCGACAACGGTCGTGCCTGTGCCTGCTGGATTGCTGCACCGCGCCGCCGACGAGATCGAGCGGCTCAAAAAGGAGGCCCTGTTCACCGCCGACACCGTGCTGCCTGACAAGGACGCCGAGATCGAACGGCTGCGGGCGGCGCTGGACGTTGTGCGAGCAAGCGGATTGTTGATCGGCTCAACCACCCTTCATGACAAGGTGCGCGCTGTTGTTCACGCAGCACTCGCAGAGGAGAATAAGGATGACCGCTGACCGCCGCGCCGCGCTGGTGGAGAAGGTGGCCCGCGCTATGGCTGAACGTGCGGGCGCATCCTATTCATGGGAATGGTATAGGAACCAAGGCATTGCCACCGCCGCCATCGACCTCATCCGCGCTGATGTGCTGGAGGAAGCGGCGAGGGTGGCTGACCGTTACGAAATCCCGCTCTGCGAAACGTCTGCGAGCCATATCGCCGCCGCCATCCGCGCGCTGAAGGATAAGCCGTGAACTTGGACCGCATCGCACAGGACGCCATAGATCGTCACAGGCGGCTGCTATGCCATAAGGTACTGGAACTAGCCCTTGGCGAACTTGTGGCTCTAGACGGCGTTTCTGAGGCTAGAAAGGCCATCCTGATCTACGCCAGCAGCCTGCGCTACTACTAGCCCTTAGGAGGCAATCCTAGCCGCTTTCTGCGCCATTCATCGCCCCTGCCCGCCCGTTCGGCCTTGCGCCAACCGGCTTCCTCTTCCGGGGTCATGCGCTGGGTTATGATGCGCTTGAACTCAGGCATGGCAGCCCGCCACACCTCAACAGCCATCGCACTCCAGAAAACGGGCCTACGAACGACAAGGGCCGTGCCACAGGCAGCGCCTATGACAACGGCCCCTATCAAGGCTATGTCAAGCCAGTTCACGGAGCGGCGACCTGTTCCTTCGTCACAACGCCAGGAGCCGACTTGTTGTCAGCGACAACCACGGCAGTCTGCCCGAAAAGGCTGTGAAGCAGGCCACCGGGGCGAAGCATCTTGAGGATGAGCGTCAGTATGCCGAAGCCAGCCGCCGCCCAAGCCGCCATTGACGGAGACAGGAACGAAGCGCCACAGGTCGCAGCCATGTCGCTAGTAGCCTCGCACTTGAGGACGGACGCGGCAACGGTAGATATGACGGTCAGGATGGCGGTCAGGGTGCCAAAGAGGTTGGTGAAGTTCATCTGCGTATTTCCTATTTTGCGCCGCGGTATGAGGCCCACGGCAGTTGATAATGCGGGCCATCAACAAATTTCGACCAATCGCCGCCCCACTCAATTGGAACCTTCTCAGCCTTAGCCGCGGCCTTCACGGCAACGGACAGTTTCGTGTAGAGGGGAAAATCCCAGCGCAACGCGCCCTTGATGGTGCAGGCGAAGTCCACGGCGTGGGCATAGCCGTTGGCCGCAATCAGGTGCCGGGAACGCATGGTTCGTGACGCACCCTTGGCAACAAGTACCCGCTGTTCCTCCAGCGTCCGTGGCCCGCATGTGATGATCCAGCCCGTCTCCGGGTCTTTCCAATCCTTCGCCACGCGGCGCACCACCCGCACCAAGTCGGGGTGAACCTTCTTCAACTTCTTCTCGGATGCGGCGTTCATTATCAAAGGTTTGTCCCTTCCTTGGGCTGGTCTACAAGGGTCCACGAGTCCCCCGCCGTCATCAGGCATGTGACGCCACCGGGACGCCGGATGGTGATGGAGAACGTTCCCGTCTTGAGGTTGGTGAAAATCAGGACAGGCGTGTTGCCGTTCGCTAGGCCCGCAATCGATGGCGTCTCGCCAAAGTTGGCCTTGAGCATGTCAGTCATCTGCTTGGTCGGGCCGCAGGGGGTCAGGGTCGGTGCCTGTGCAGCCGCAGCCGTGGCGAGCCAGAAAATAATCACCATCACCATAGTCAGGAGGAAACAGCCAATCGCCACTGCACTGTCATTGGATTGGTGGCTCATGGCGAACCCTCGCTTTCACGGATTTGTTCCAAATGTGCGTTCGGCACTCCACCCGCGCTTCAAGCGGTAGAATGCTGTTCCATATTCCACGCCGAAGCGTTCGCAGGCTTCCGCGAGGCACATAGATTCACCCTTGACGGTGACAATCCTGTTCCGACTTTTGTTGCGGGATTGCTCTTTATTAGTTGCCCACCTGACGTTGCCAGGCTCATAGCCACGGTCATTGTCAATTCGGTCAACTGAATGCTTCTGAGATGGGCGCGGTCCAATATGCTCAAAGAACGCTTGAAACCCACCTTCTCCGCGCCATGCATCGCATACAGTTATGCCTCGATCCGCATAGTATTTTTTCGCGCCTTTCCCGGTTCCACGCTGGATGATGCCTTCCCAAATGTGATATTCTTGGGAACCGTGCATTCCGTGCTTGGTCATCAATTCTCGACGGAAACAACCACAGCTTATTGTGTTGCCGCTCCGCAGATTGTAAATGCTGGCTTCACACACCTCCCCGCATGTGCATTCGCACTCAAAGATAGCGTGTCGAAACTTTGCTTTGGTTTCTCTCCAGTGGGAGAACTCACGGACAGTCAATTGGCCGTAGACTTGCCCGACATATTTCTCTGGCTGGAACACTCTTCCGCTTGGCATTGCAACCTCCGATCTACGAGGACGAAGGCTGGAAGAAGCAAAAGAAGTCGCCACGGTCAGGAACCGAAGTGGCGGGAATGCACACATGATAGTTGCCGTCCATTGAAGGCTGGACGCGGGCATCTGGAATAAAGGTGTCAACGGGAACTTGGCGCAGAGGATTGATGCGGCGGGCCTGTTCCACGGTCAGGCGCAGGCGGTATCCGCCAACTTCACCCGTGAGAACCCCCGGCTCCAGATCGAGCTTGTCGCAGTCGCCGTACCCCGCATGTTCGCTGGTGGTGCAGCAGACGCCCTTGGTTACAGGGTCAGTCGTTCCAACGTAGAGGTCGTGCGCGCTAGCGGGGAAGGCCGCTGCGAGGGATGTAATAGCTATCCCAATCGTCGCCAATACTAGGGTCGATGCTTTCATCCGGGTCCATTTCCATGATGGTTACGTTGGCCCTGGATGCAGTCTTTTTATCTAGTTCATTGAGTGCAAGTTGCGCGTATCCGGCGACATCTCTAAAATGGTCTGGTTCATTAGGGTTGCCGCAGACAATGCGAGCAAGTTTCGTGCAGATGAGGTCCAGACTTTCCCGCTGCATCAGCGAGAGATTGTCATGCGTTGGACCGTCCTGAAGAATGGCCTTGAGAGCCTGAGAGATGCGAGCGACATTGGTGTACTCGCCGTGCGTTTTCTGACGTTCTTTCAGGATGCTCATGCGGCAATCTTCTTGCCTGTTTTTTGAGGCAATACTTTGACGCTACCGCTTTTTGAACAGATAGATTGCCCGCGAAAATAAGCCGTACCATTCAGTACACGGCAGAACTCAGGCTCCAGAAGCATCCCGTTCGGTGCAAAGTTAAGGACAGAAAAGCCCTGACTCCAGTTGACCGGACGGTCAAGGGTGTAATGGAATTTCGGCTGATCCGGCCCAAAGTCCGACAGGGTGCCACACTCAATGCCCCAGCGAAGGCCATTGTAATCCGCCCACTGAACAGCCTGTAACCGATGGGTATGCCCAGTCACCGTATTGACGCCAGACTTGACCGCATTGTTATAGGCGCTGTGAACGCCGTTGTGCCACGAGTGCATGACAACCGTGTGCTTGTTCAGGTGCATGGACATAGCAAAGTCCCATGCCGGGAAATGGTCTTCCAGCGATGCGCCAGGAACCCCGCGAAACTCAGGGGCCTCAGATGCAAGGCGGGTATTGAACCGCAGGCAGTGGTTTCCGTACAGCCACACAAGCGGGGTGCCGTTCGGGGCCGCGCTTTCAAGTTCGGCGTGGAGTTCTTTGGCCGCGTCCAGTTCTTCAGCCACGGTTGGAACCGTCTGCCAGCCTATAGGCGGGTGCCTGGAGATTGATGCCATATCCACGCTGTCGCCGTTTGCAATGATGAGAATGGGCTTCAGTTCCTTGATGAGTTCGACCAGAGCATCAAAGGCGACTGATCTATTCCCCGGCCATGCGTGGAGGTCGCTGGCGACGATGACAGTCCCAGTGATGTTTTCGTTTATCGCGCGGTAGCCGTTCTTTGGGACGGAAATTCTAGGCCGCTTGCTCTTTGCTTCATCTGCGGCGTCAAGGATGAGCCCGTACCGTTCCTCAATTGCTGCCCGCCTGCGATAGATTTGGCGAACGTCAATGCCGAGGGCTTCCGAGACACGTGCGGGAGAGCCAAGACGCTTCCAACAGGAAATGAACTCTTCGTCGCTGACCTTGAGTGGCATTAAAACTCCTACTCTTCGCGCCTATATCCTAGCCGCCAAAGAAGATCGGCAAGGGTAATCCCGGCTTGGTTGACCGCCTCTTCGGAAAGGTCGGGGAAAAGACAATGCAGGCCCTCATGGATAGCTATGTCCATGTGGGTTTTGTCTTCGAGAAAAGGGTCTATCTCAATGCGGAAACCGGGACGCGAAAGGCCCCAACAGCCTTTATTCCGCTTATGCGTAAAGCGGATACGGCGCATTTACTTGCCCTTGGAAACACGCGACCAGATTTGTACGCCAAGCCACATGCAGCCAAGGACAGGCATCAACAAAGCGGCAAGCGTAGATATTTCGGAAAGCCAATAATAGATGGTTGGATTGATGCCTGTAATAACGGCAAGAATAGCTATAGCGTCCGTGATGCGCTCCATGACCTCACCATGTGAAAACTTGAGAAACCGAGCAGGCATCGCAGTGTTTCCCTACGCGACCAGATGAGCGATAAAAACCAAAGCACATGCGAACACGGGAGCGGCTATGCCCTTCCAATCAAAAAGCAAGCCGCTTTCCCATTGTGTGTATTCACGCCCCGCGTAGAAGGCTACGCCTGCTGCAAGACCCGCGTTGAGGCCGAGAGGCCACCACAGAAGGCTTGCGATGGTCAGTGATATTATTGCATGGCACATCCAGTAGCGCGGGAGCGGGCAGTTCATTCGGCGGGCTCTATTGTAAGTTTGCCCGCTTCGACCAGTTCCATGATGGCAACATAGTCAGCGTTGGCGGGGTCAAGCGGCACAGAACTGGTGACGCCATCAAATTCAATGCGGATAGCTGAATTGTTACCAGCAAGGTCTTTGACGTATTGTGCATTCATGATTAGAGTTCCGCTGCTGCTGTATATGAGAATTGAAAGAAACCTGAAGCAACGGTAGAGGCGGCTGTCTTTTGTGCGTAGCACCCATCAACGGTGATCTGGGCAAATGTTGGGACCCCCGCAGAAAAACCAGAATTACCAATATCAACAGCGGCTATTGTCGGCGCGGCGCGTTTAGTTACTGAAAATCTTAATGGGGCATAGTAAATGTTGGTGCTAGTTGTCGGCCCAGAATAGAGGTTGTACCCGCCACTAACCTCATAATACCGCTGACACAGTGCCAACTCCTGCCCGTACTGGCGGCGCTCGAATGGCGTGGCGACTGAGCCTGCTTCAAGCTGGACGCCTGTGACGTAGAAGGTGGCAGCGTTGGTGCCGACGATAGACGTTGAACCTGTGGGCTGAACAATGTTCGAGGCTGTCCAAGCCCCTGCTGTTCCGCTAAAGGTCGCACCGCAGCCAAGGCTGAAGCGGACAATAAGCCCAATTCCGTTATCGGTCAGCCACGTTCCAGACGTATCGCCAGCAATAGTAACGACCTTCTGTTCCCAAGTGTTTGCGGAACTGATCGTATAAGAAAACGGATAGCTACGGTTGCCAGCAGAATTGGTAAACGACGCACCGAAAGAGCCCGTCAGGGAACTTCGGACCCAGAATGACAGAGTGACAGATTGAGCGCCTGCGGCACCAAAACCAAAGTCCGCAACATTATAGCCCTCAATGCTGCTTGATATGGAAAAAAAGTCACCCGCCAAAACAGCGTATGCAGACAGGGACGTTATGCCAGCATAATTCTTGAAGCCAGCCGGGGGAGTTACTGCACCTGCGTTTTGCTGAATAGAGAATTTGGAGGCTTGGGAAAGGTTTACTTGCCACCTGTCAAGAGTGTATGTGTTACTTACAGTCGGCGTAATGCTACCACCAGCATTCCGCTGGTCGATCCGCATGTCACCATTGATGATGCGGTTGCGGAGGAAGGACTGTGTAACGAACGGCAACTGGTTGCTGCTTGCGTCAATGGGCGACAGCGCAGCCAGCGAATGAGACGCCGAAAGCGACCCGCTATCCACAGTTACGGTAATGGTGGTTTCCGCCGTGAAACTGGACGAAACCACAGAACCATAACGAGTGGAGGAACCCGACTTGAGACGCCAGCGCCGTCCCGCCGTCCAATCGCTGGTCTGGTTGCCCGACAGTTTGATGGTGGTCTGCGAAGCCACGGAAGCGGTTGCGGAATGTTCCACCCAGCCCCATTCTGCCGGGGTGTAGATGCTCCGAACCTGCGCCATCATTTCACGGGCAGAGTTGTTGACGCTTCCAGGGGTTTGCCCTTCCGCGAAGTTGATGGTGTTTGCGCCGCCTGCGACAGACGAATTTCCGCTGGCTGACGAACTCCAGCGCCGGAGATTTGCCATTGGGGTGGCTCCTGTGGTATGTGGGGGGATGCTTTGGAAGATTTGGCAGGGCGCGATTATCGCCGCCGCCTACATGGTCAATGACAGCCTAAAACTGACAGACAACGGGTTCGCCGTTGGCTTTCTAGGCGTGTTCTTTGCTTGGATTGGAACCGTGGTTCCGTTAGCGGTCTTGGACTTCGCGCGGCGTTTCGGTAACCGCCATGAGGCGAGCAACGGAAGTTGCGAACTCAGCAGTACCGGACTTCATCATAGAGAGCCGCACGAGTTCATCAGCCGCGCCGGGGTCCGTAAAGAGCCGCGCGAGTTCGGCAGTGTTCTTCCCCAACCGCCACGCCCGATAGTTGTCAAGCGCCTTGGTAGTCCAGTTTCCGGGGGAAGCCGCCGTAGCAACAGTCGTTCCAACGGGTCCACCAGCCTGTAGATCAGCGCGGATAGCTTGGTTCATATCGGTAGGCGATCCGACAGGCTTGCGGCGTCCGGTGGCTTGCAGATTTTCCAGCAGCTTCTTGAAGCCAACCCACTTGCTGTCACCATTCGGAAGCGAACGGATTGCAGCCTCAAGGTTCTTCATCTGCTGTTCGTTTCCGGCCACTACGGCTGAGAACTTTGCGCCGCCAGCCTGATTGGCTCCCGACTGAAGTTTCTGCGTGGCTTCCTGGAAAACCTTGTCAATGTGAGCGCCGACCACGTTTGCAGCCAGTTCGGGGTCTTTCTTGGAAAGCGCCTTGATGGCCGTGGTCACTCCAGCCTCTGACCCAGAAAGAGGCTGTGAGGGAAAGATTGCAGCAATCTGAGAATTTAGCTCTGGAGTATCAGCCATCTTCCCTGTCGGGCCATTCTTGACAGGCTCAAGATACCTACCGCGCAAATCTGCCTGCTTGGTCAAAGCCTGTTCGTAGTCAGACGATGCCATCTTGGCGATGTCTACCATTTCCTGCTTCTGTTTGTTGGCAGCAGAGGCGGCGAAGTTGTCAATGCCCTTCGGGTTCAGTTTCAGCGCCTCTCCATCGGCGTCCATCAACTTCTTGACGGCATCAATCATCTCGACGCTATTTGATTTGATGCGCTTGTAGTAGTCGCCCACATAAGGGTCTTTGCGAAGTTCAGCGACCTTCTGCTTGAACGAAGGGTTTGTTAGAATTTTCTGCATGTCGCGGGCATTTATGCGAACAGGCGCGGCAGCATCATACAGCGGCTTCGTCACCTTGTTGATCTGACGGTTTATGTTGTCAATCCACCCTTGCCCAGCCTTTTGTGCTGCGGGACCGACAGCTTCCGGCATGTTTCGCACGGGGTCGATTTTGTTAGCCTGCCTGTTATACGCGCTATCGACGAACTGCGGGCGATCTGAGAAGAAACCGCGCATAGTGGGGCCACCGTGGCGGGAGTTCTCAACAAACCGCGCAACGTCATCAAGGGTTGTCCGACCACCAGTCACATGCTGGATGGCTTCGGGATAGGTCAGAGGGACACCGCCACCTTTGTTGCTCTCTTTCATCAACATCAGGGCTTCGTTCAATTGCTTGCGCGTTGCCCCGCGCGTAGCATCAACTACAACACTCCGAACCGAACTTGGAGCCGTTGCCATGTTTGCACCAGCACCAGTAGCAAGGGCCGTAACGGTACGTGCCGTGTTGCCCCATTCCGGCGCAATGTTGTCAGTAATCTCGCCAGCAATTTCAGATGATACGCCGGGAACAGCGCCTTGAACGAGACGCGCCAAAGGCCCGCCTGCGCCAAGAACCGCAGCGCCAGTAATCATCTGACCAGTTGTATCAACAACCCTGCCAGGAAATGTTTGCGGTTCATACGCAGGCCCAGTGACTTTCTCCACCTCGCCCATGACCTGTTTCTTGCCGGGAGCATTAATCGGCAGGGGCAATCCGGGGATGCCCGGATCACTCGCCAATTCCTCGCTCATTGTCACCCACGGCTGCGTGGCAGCAGACGCCTCCTCTGGCGTTGCCCCGAAAAGCCTGTTCCCGCCGTAGATGGCACCAGTACCGAGCGCCACAGCAGCGTCACGCGGCAAGCCGACGATACCAGCAAGACCCTTCGGAACGGACCAAGCGCCCGACTTCGCCATATCCTCCCCCACCGAAACCGGGACAGGAAACTGAGAAGCCATGACCTTCTCAATGTCGGCGTCAGACATAGAGGCAGGAAACCCCACCACTTGCCCATCTGGTGTCTTGCGGAGTTTCTGCGGAACAGTTGCAGCCATTACTCAAACCTCTGCTTTTCAGGGTTCCAAACAGGAATGCCAGAATTGTCTGATTTACCGTCCTGAACGGCAGAACCACCAGAAGCAGTACCCGTGTATTTCCCGCTGACGCTTTTCCAAGCCGTCCACGGGTCAGGAAGCGCCCGAAGTGCCTTCTCAGACTGTGCTCTAGTAATTTCACCGCGAAGCGCAGCCGATGCAATTTCAGCGGCCTGAATCTTGTAATTTGCAACTGCCTCCAACGTATCAGAGATAATCTGATTGCCGTCCGGTGTATTGCCCAACGCCGGAAGTGAGCGAAGGAACTGCTTGGCATCAAAGTCGGAAGACCCGCCAACGCCAGGGGTGCGTAAGCTGGGAGCAAGACGGGAAACAACCGCCTCGTAAGCCTGACCAGCGCCAAGCCCATCAAGTTTAATGCCGAGAGCATCAGCATAAGGACCAAGGGCGTTGATGACTTCAGCCCCCTTGCCCGTTGTGACCATTGTGCCAATGTCCTTGAGGGCATTAATGTCACCCTTCATGCTATTGGCTTTGTCACCATCAGCAATGATATCACCGTACCGCTTGGCAATTACGCCAGCCGCTTCTTTCTCCCATTGGGTGTCACCCGGAGACATATTGATGGTGGTTCCGCCACCATTCATTTTCTTCCAATCAGCAAATGATCCAGCGTATCCACCCTTTACGGCATATTGATACTCCTGAACAGCGGACGGAACATCGCCACCAGACAGAATTTTCATGCCATCGCCGGGGTCGAGGTACGGCGCAATATCAGCGTAATCACCGAACTTCGTAGAGTTCTTCCGAACGAAGTCCTGCCATTTGGTCGTAAGCTGATCCTTGCGCGCCCGTTCCTGCTTCTTCTCTTCAGCGGCAGACATCATCTCAGCGGCAACGTACTGGTTCTTGTTCTGCTGCTGCGCCTGTTCCTGTGCGCCAAGGTACGCGCGTCCAAACGCTTGCGCCGGGTTGCGAGAACCAGACGCAAGCATGCCCGCTCCTATGTTTCCAAGCATCTGCATGCCGGAACGATAGGCAGGGTTGTCCTGACTTGGAGCGCCCACAACGGGCTGTGCATCGAAGCCAAACGGTGCGTTCTGCTGGCCTAGGCCGCTGATGAACTGATCAAACCAAGCCATGACTTACCTCTTAATAAAAACCGCCAGCCGCGCCGCCAAGACCGCCAACGATAGCGCCCAAAGCCGTGCCAAATCCGGGAATAACACTTCCAGCAGCAGCGCCACTAAGAGCGCCACCAATACCGCCCGTCAACGCACCACCAACACCCCCGCTCTGATTGGGAGCTGTGGTTGTGGAAGCACTGCCCGTGGCCCCGTTCAACAGACCGATATAGTCATTGAGGAAGTTCCAATCAGAATTTTGATTGTAATTGTACTTCTCAATGTCGGCATTGATGAGGTTCTGATTGTACTGGTCGTAACCCTGACCAGCCTGACCCAGCATGCCGAGGTCAACATAATCTTGCCGCGCCATCTCGGGCGCAAACAGCATGGCCTGCATCTGGCGCTGCCGCTCGTCGCCATAATTCTGGTATGACATGTTGGTGCCGATGTCGCCCACCTGTCGCGCAAGCGTTTGGTTGGCATCGTTGTAGGCACCCTGCTGCATGCCAGAGCCATAGCGGCCAGCAGTCGAGAAGTTGCTGTCAATCCCAGGCATCACGCTGCCAGTGAAGGCTTCCGTCACTGGGCGCACGGCTGCGTCAATAGCGCCCTGAAGGTAAGGGTTGCTGTTGAGATAGTCACCGTTGATCGTGTTGGTCAACTGACTCTGCGCCGCCCGCGTCACATCAGACCCGTAGGCCGCACGTTGCGCCGTAGCGTCTAGTGCATCCTTGGTATAGTTGGACATCGGCGCGGTTGACTGCCCCGGATAATAGCCAGGAGCTCCCTGCTTGTAGAGCGCCTGCGCGTCCTTGTAGCCGCTCGTAAGATACGGCTTTACACCAGACCACGGTTCGGTCGTGGTTTGAGTCTTGGTATTCCCGCCACCCTTGCTCATTACATCACCTCTTCAAGGAGCGCACAAACATGGGAAGGTTCCCTTCCGTTGTGCCGCATTCAACAAAACCATACCAGCGCGTCCAGCCGCGCCGTCCGTACCCAAGCGCATGAGTGCAGCCCTTCTCGACGCCCCATGCCTTCAAAAGGCTCCAGAGAACGTCACCCCACAGGTTCCATTTGTCGCCACCCACCAGCGGGATGGACAGGAACACCTTGTCCGGGTGCTTTTCATCCGTGATAATTTCCGTGACTAGAGCGCCCATGATGTCGTTCCGGTCAACGTCCCAGCCAATCCAAAGCTGAAGTTTCTTCTTGAACAACTGCTCCAGAACCATGCCCTCGTTAAACGGGGTTGGGACATTCGGGAAGCGGTCAATTGCCTTCTTGAGATAGGGCCATGCCCGTTCCCAGACGATGTGCAAGTCTTCTACAGGGACGCCTGACGGTACATATCTCACGCAACAATCCAGTAGTTTGTGCCGTCAGAAACAAATGTAAACTTATCGTATTGCGTTGCCATTGACTTGGTGGCCGCGCCGTCAATGTTTCCGCCGCCCGTCTGGACCGTCAGGGAGTTGGCCCCGGCTGAAACGCGCTTGACCACAAATGGCGTGTCTGGCGTGACTTCGGCAGCGTCAGGAAGGGTAATCGTGACGTTCCCGCTGGTCGTGTCTGCAAACCAGTATTTCCGCCCCTGCCCGTCCGTGAAAGTGTTCTGGTTGTCATCAGTATCCGTCTTGAAGATGCCGCCGATCTTGACAGGTGCGCTGTCTGTGCGACGGAAGGCATTGCCTGTATCGTCAGCACCAAACACACGGCTCATCGAATGCCTTCCTTCGTCAGTTCAACGTCAGAACCCATCACGCGGTCAAAGCCACCAGCCACTTCCAGCTTGAGACGGTGATAGCGAGCATTCGACCTGACAGGGCAAGTTCCGGTGGCATTCAGCGCAGAAGCGGCGGTCCATGTCACATCATCAATGAGACGGTCACGGCCACCAATATAAGCGGAGATAATCGTTGCGCTGTTACCCTGCACAAGCGGGCGAAGGCTTCTGACAAAGGCGCGAGCATCCGTTACGATCTGGGACTCGCCTGTTATGAAACGGGCGGTCTTGGCGTTTCCGGTAAAGCGCGCGATTTTGTGATCCGTGGTGATGCAGGCCAAAGCCGAGAGGCCGCCCTGCCATGCGATGCTGTCTAGAGAATACGGCAGAGTTTCAAGCGTCCCAAGCGCGTCCAGCGCCTCAAGCGTGTAACCGCCTGTCATATGGTTAAACAGAAACTCAAGATTTTGCGAAATGAACGTCCACCGCTGCGTCACCCACGAATAGACAACAATGCGGTTCGGAGTTCCGTCAGTCGATCCGGTTGACGGGTACGCCATCATGTACAGCTTGTTGATGGGGTCTATCGTGGAACTGATGCGATTGAGATAAGAGGTGTTGAGGTCATCAAGAAGCGTTTTGTCTACCTGTTCAACGCCAATGGGCTGGCATGACTGACCGTCAAAGACATACATTCCATCACTGGCAAGGAAGAATGTCATGTTCTGGTAACGGGCGACCGAACCAGAGGAATAGCACCCGACATTGCGCGCCACTTCGTCAAAGCGGAAGATCAGGGGCGAACCTACATAGGTTGCACGCCAAACGGATGTGTTGGTCAGAATGGCCGCAAAATCGCCGCCCGTGATTTTCTTAATGAGCTGGTCGGTTCCAGGCAAATCCTGGTAATCCGACTGAAACCGCTGCGAAATGCCGTAGCGAAGCGGGTTGTTGATGCGTGACCACTGGACGCGCGTTTCAGCGGAAGGCTGGTGTCCGGTCATTACAAAATCACGAACAACGGCAATGTGACGGGCGACAGGCGCGGATGCAGACGCAGACTGATTGAGAAACTGCGTTGAGGTTCCCATCGTGTAGACTTGCTGTGGATCGGCACCGTTTACGCCAATGATGGTGTTGCCAAAGGTGACAAACTCCCACTGCGAGCCGTCATTGGCCGTTGTGTAGGTTGCCGTGCGCGAGATGTCGTTAAGAACGGTTGCGCTTTCCCTGTATAACTTGTTGTCTGTACCGACAAATGTGTAGGTGTTGCCTGACAAGTCCTTGGTGGAATAGGCCCCAATGACAGTTTCAGCCGCCGCCGCCGAATAGGCAACAGGTTCCGGAAACGGCCCGTAACTCTGGACATACGGGATACAGTTTTCCGCTTCCTCAAGGTCGCCATTGAGGAGGTCTGGCTGATCCGTCTGCAACCGTCCGAACAGAACGCGCGCCATCTATCAGGCACCGTACTTCATAGTATTGCGCCACTGTGCGCCCGTGCCAATCGGCGGGGGCTTCAGCAATTCAAGAAGCCGCTGAATATCCATGCCGCCATTTCCGTTCGGGTCATTGGGGTCATACGGAGGCAGAGGCGGCTTTTCGATCTGCGGGGGATTACCAACACCGCCAGCCATGCCGCCGCCCATGCCGCCACCGTAGCCACCAAGGCCAAAGGGCGTGGTGCCTGACGGGTAGACAGCCCGCATGCGGGGGTCAATCGTCATCCAATTGCCGCCGCGCTTCTGCTGGAACGGAACGCCTAACATCGCCGCCATGCCACCAATGCCGCCGCGAGAGTTTTTCATCCCCCAGTCAACCTGCTTCATCAGACCGGAGAAAGGGCTGTTCTTCATCGGGGTCTTAGCCATATCAGCGCCTCCCACCGAAGCCCGGAACGCCGGGGTTGGTATATCCAGGCATACCCATGCCGCCCTGCATGCCGCCAATCTTCAGCGGCGCACCGTCCCTCTTGATGAAGCTGGTTGCGTCATTTGCGAGGGGGTTGGGAGCGCGAGGGATTGAGGCCGGGGTTGTTCTGATAGGGCGACTGGTTGCCCCACCACTGACCAGTTCCAGGCCAGCCGGGAAGCCATCCCTGAACTGAAGGGGTCTTGAGCGGCTTCAGTGTCGTATACATCGCCATCGGGTCTTCAAAGGTCGGCATCGGAACGTCCTCGACCGCCATCACGTTCTCAGGAACCGGATTGACGCCTGCGACAGAAGCCGGGGTCGGCGTACCGAGAAGGCCAGAATTGAGCGGCCCCTGCGTTACCTTGGGCTGCGGGCGAACGCCCCACGCGCTGGAGTTCAGCGCAAAGCCACCGGGACGGCCAAAGGCCATGCCGCCGAACATCGTGTTCCCCGTGGTCAGGCCCGTACGGTTGCCATAGCCGCCGTTACGGGCCGCTCCACCGCCGCCCATGCCTGCCCCCATGCCGCCGCCAAGACCCCCGTTGCCGAGGCCCCCAGCGCGGCCAGAACCGCCCTTGTATGTGCTTGAACCGCTTTCAGCGTCACGTGCCGACATGCGAATTACTCCTGAGAATTAGCGCCGTCCAACGGCAGAGAAGTTGAGGTCATCCACGCCGCGAGCAAAGTTCCAGAGATTGCCCGCCGGAATGGTAATCCGCGCCCTGTGATAGCGCCCGTTCACCCGCGCATTGCAGATGCCATAGGCATTCACCGCGATGGGCGAGCCGTAGGTCACAGGCTCGTTGAGATAGTTGCGCTTGCCTACCGTCAGGGACGGGGAAACCGTTTGACCTTCCACGATGGGGCGCAGGCCCTTGAGAAGCGAACGGCCACCAGGCGTCAGTTGCGTGTCGCCCGTCTCAATGGTTGCGGCAAGGTTGGCTGCTGAGAAGTAGCCCTGACGGTGCAGGGTATCGAAGCCCGACAGGAGCAGACGGCCAGAACCAGCCCAGAAGCGGCTGTCCATCGGGAACGGAAGCCCGTCAACCGTGGCAGACGCCGCGTCCATGCCGTCAATGGTGTAGGTGTTCTGCGTTGCGGCGGGATAGAGCATCTCATGGGTGACGGTGGCGTGGGACCACTGACCCGTGGGCCAGTGATAGATCGCCACTTGGTCAGGCGTACCCGGAGACGGTGCGTTGATGGACGGGAAGCCCATCACGTACAGCTTATTGATGGGGTCGATTGCCGAGGTGACGCGGTGCAGGAAGCTGGCATCAAGGTTGGCTTCAATCCAGCGGTCCACCTTCTCGACGCCAATCGGGACAATCTCAGAGCCGCCCCGGATCATGTACATGCCGTCATCGCCAAGGAAGAACGCGAAGTTCTCAAAGGCGGCAATAGAACCGTCAGCACGACAGGCGAGCAAGTTGGCATTGATGTCGAAGCGGAACGCGGTGGGCGGGCGTGCGAACGACATGCGCGACATGGCACGGTCTTGGAAAGGGCTGCCATAGTCACCGCCGACGCAGCCCATGAAGGACCCGCCGACTGGGCAATCTTGCACATCGGACGACGTG